ATGCCGAAATCGCCAAGCTCGGGCCATCAGCGCCCGCGCGCGTCGATGGCGTCATCAACTGGCTGACCGGCATGGATGCCTCGCCGGACAAGGGCGACGCCAAGGCGCTGGCCGGAATGCTGGTCACCGCGCGCCATGTCGAGGCGTTCGAACGGATCATCAACAAGCTGACGACGCAGGGCGCCGCCAGTTTCTCGACCTCGCACCGCGTCCCGCCGGACGGCGATGACATTCCCGGCTTCGACAAGATGAGTTTCTCACAGCAGCGTCATGCGCAGGATCAGTTGCGCGCCCGCAAAACGGCTTAAGACGGAGGATATCTAAATGGTTTCGATCACTGCCACCATCACCAGTCCGACCAACTTCGTCGAATATTACAAGTCGATCCCGGCGGCGGACCCGACCCGCACCTTCGTCGAGAACATGGTCAAAGAGTCCGACGTGATGCTGGCCTGTCCGATCCTCCCCGCCGAGCGCGGCAAGCGCGCCTATATGGATATCGCCAGCCTGCCGACGGTTGCCCAGCGCGGCCTCAACGAGGCCGGCGGCCAGGGTACCGGTTCGTTCAACCTGCGTGAGGAAGACACCTTCTTCCTCGATCAGTATATTTTCGCCGATCGCGGCATGATCGACCGGCTCGGTCCCGAGGGCAAATACAAGCAGGAAATGCTGACCTCGATCGCGCTCGGCCAGTTCTTCTCGCAAGGCATGATCAAGTCGGACCATTCCTCGAACGTCCGCACCCCGAACGGCATCCAGGTCCGCTGTCTCGATGCCACCGCCAACACCGGCAACCAGATTCACAACTCGGCCAACTCCGGCGGCGCTGCGCTCTCGCTGACCAATATGGATGCGCTGTACTGGCGCGTGAACAAGCCGACGCACTGGATCATGCCGCGTGGCCTGATGCCGCAGTGGGATACCGCGGCGCGCAACAACACCCTGGTCAACCAGACCGTCAGCTATGCCGAGGACGATTTCGGCCGCCGCATCATCAAGTTCAAGGGCCTGCCGATCCTGTTCGGCTACGAGCCCGACGACTCGCCGGACCTGCTGCCCTTCACCGAAGTGGCATCCGGTGGCGGCTCGGCCGTCACCTCCTCGATCTATTGCGTGTCGTTCCGGCCCGGCGGCTTCTACGCGATCGAGCAGACGCCGCTGACCGTGATGCCGGAAGGCCCCGTCGTCGGCCAGCCCTTCGATTCCACCCACGTCAAGTGGGACTTCGGCTTCGCCCGCGAGCACCCCAAGGCGCTTGCCCGGCTCGATTCCGTCACCAACGCCACCATCGTGGCCTAAGGAGAATTTCCAATGGCCCTCACCGCACTCGCGATCCCGTCCCAGATCAACGAATTCCCGTGTCCGTTCGACGCCATGCTGGCGTTCTGCGATACCCAGCAGCTGACCGCAACCGGGTATTTCAACAACCTCAACTCCGGCCAGATCGATCTCGGCGGCAACAAGCCGGTGTCGGCGGTCGGCCGCACCGACTTCATCTGGAACATGGACCTCACCGTGCTGGACGAAACCACCACGGACGAGACCTACAAGATTTGCCTGTTCGGCTCGAATGACGTCGCGTTCGGCAACGGCAACGTCGAATTGCTGGCACTCCATGATTTCGGCCTGTCCGCCAACCGCGTGGTTGCGACCATCCTCGGCACGTCGCCCGCAATCCCCGCGACCGGCCTTGCCGGCACCCTGATCCAGATCCCGGCCACCAACCTGATGCAGCGGATTTATTACCGCTATCTGCGGATGTACGGCGTGCTGGCCGGTACCACGCCGATCATCACCGCGACGTCATGGATCAGCCGCGCCGGCATCGACGTCTAATCGAGGATTGACCATGGCTATCAAGATCGATTCCCACATGTCGGCTACCGCCTTCCACATTCGAGACGGCGCGACTCTGTTTCCCTATGCAATCGATGCGCAGCACGCCGTCTCGAACCATCCCGGCGAGTGGCGCATGACGCCGTGGAGTGCAGCCGATACCATCGCCGCGCGCAACGAGTCCGGCGATCAGGAACAGTCACTGACTGCGGAAGAGCAGGTCGCGATCGAAGAGCATGCCAAGGTGGTTGCCGAGGCCAATGAGCGTCTGCAGAAATTCCGCGCCGAACAGGAAGAAAAGCGCCAGATCGACGAGCAGATCAAGCAGGACGAGTTGCTGGTCGCATCCGCCCCGCCGGTTCCTGTCCGACGCCCGTTCGGCCGCACCGGCGAACCGACGCCCGCCGAGCTCGAACAGATCAAAAAGCGCGAAGCCAAGAAGGCCGACGATGAACGCATCAAGCGCGAGAAAGCCGAGGCCGACGCCATCGGCAACGCCGTCAACGCCACCATCGCCGAGTAGCCTGCATAGCCTCCCTGCGACTTGGGTCATCCTTCGGGGTGGCCCTTTTTTCGTAGTGCGTTGCGCGGGGCCGTGACGCGCCGCACGGTCGGCCATGAGCTTCAACTGGCCCATCGACAAAATTTCATGCATCAACTCCTGTCTCGCCCAGACCGGGGACAATACCGTCGCTACGGCCGATGACGGCTCGGTCGAATGGAACACCTGTTCGCCCGCCTATGAGACAGCACTTGCCTATGTCTGCGAGAGCCATCCGTGGTCGTGGCTGACCGATGTCCGGACGCTGCAGCCCGCGATCAACAAGCCGCATGACGATCAGTTCGACACCGCCTATGTGCTGCCGGCCGACCTGATCCATCTGATCATGGTGCGGCTCAACGACGTGCCGACCGTCTGGGGCCTGCTGAACAATCAACTCGTGGTCAACGCCCAGGGTGGCCCGCCGCCGCCGACCGTCCCGACCACGCCGCTGCCGGTCACGATCAAGGGCATCTTCTCGACCAATTCCGACCCGACCTTTGCGACGCCGACGGTGATTGTGGCGCTGCAGATGTTCGTGATGTCCGGCATCTACCGCGGCATGCGCAAGGATGTCGCCGAAGCCGGCCGGCTGTTCGGTGCCGCCAAGCAGATGCTCGACGAGGCCAAGTCGCGCCACGACATGCAAAGCCCGAAGCGCGCGGTGTTCAATTCGCGCTTCACCGCCGTCCGCCGCAGCCGCAAGCCGTGGCGGCAGACCCCCTCCGGATGGTCCGGAACTGGTAATCCCAATTGACGAGGTGAGCCGTGCCCCGTCAAATCCAGGGATCGCAGTGGGATTTCTCATTCGGCGAAGTCGATATCGACTTGAAGCGGGCGGACGATCATCCCGCGCGCAAGGGCGGATTGCGGCAAATGCTCAATGCCCGCATCCGCAATGCCCGCGCCATCAGCAACCGCTCTGGCCGACGCGCGCTCTATCCCGTCACCAATAACGGCGTCCGCACCGAGCGCTTCACGATCTCGGCCGGCAACGTGTTCGACATCCAGTTCGCCGCGGGCCGGCTCAAGATCATCAATTCAATCAGCGGCGCCGTCGTCGCCAATTTCACCGCGCAGGGCAATGGCGCGCCGCTGCCATGGGCATCAAGCGCTGATATCAATTCGATCGTCTATGCACCGTTCAATCTCACTATCACCATCACCTTCGGCCACGCGATGCGCCCGCAAGTCCTGACGTGGGATGGCGTGGCGACATGGACCATCGCCGACTATGCCGAGCTGCTGTTGGCGAACCAGAAGCGGACGCCGTTCTATCGCATCTCGCCGCAGGGTATCACGATGCTGCCGGGAGCGCGCTCCGGTTCCGGCGTCAGCCTTGTGGCGTCAGCGCCTGTATTTAGCAGCAACGGCCACATCGGGACGCGGATGCGGTTCGTCAATCGGCAGATGCTGATCACCGGCGTGACTGACAGCACGCACGCTACCGTGACGATCGAGGAATCGCTACCGGGACACCAAAATCTCGGCGTATCGACGGACCCGCGGCCGTCGTTTTCGTTGGGTGACGTCATCATCGGATCGACGTCCGGATCGAAGGGAATCATCACCGCGATCAGCAACGCTGGCATCGATGTTCAGCTGATCTCGACCAATGCCACGGTGATCACGATCAATTTTTTCGATCCGCAGCGAACGGTTTCGTTCGTCACTGGAGAATCCGCGGTTGGGCCGGCCGGCAGCATCGTGGTCGGCAGCGCGGGCCCCATCGACAATCCCACGATCGGCGTGGCGCTGTGGGACGAAGAGGTGATGAACGATTTCCGCGGCTATCCCGGCTCGGTATTCGTCGATCAGTTTCGTCTCGGTTTCTGCGATTTCCCATCGCTGCCGGGCGGCATCGGCTGGTCAGCCATCAACTCGCCGACCGATCTATATGTCGGCCCGAACCCGGCCGATGCGATCTTCGAAATTGCGCCCGCCAAGGTTCGGGTTTTCCATGTCGTGGCGGGGCCGGAAAGTTCCGAATTCGTGTTCTGCGACCGCGCTCTCTATTACATCCCGATATCCGTCACCAACCCGCTGAAGCCCGGCAGCGTTGCGTTCAATCTGCTGTCGGGCGACGGCTGCGCGCAGGTCAAGCCGCGGCTGGCGCAGGAGGCCATCGTCTATGTCAACGGCGGCC